GTCAGGTGGTTCTTTAGCACTGAGTAAACCATTAGCTTTGAGCCGTGATCTAGCAACATACTCACCAAGTGAATCAATAAGCATTTCACGCTGAGGTCCTTCACGACCTTCTTTACCGATGATTACGTAGATCTCATCAAATAATAGTGGAATGGTAACTACAGCCTGACCAACTGTGTAGAACCTATACTTTACTTCCTCTCTTGTAACTCCAGTCTTTGTGTCAACACTTATTAGCTTCTTAATCTCTCGTAAATGACCAGTCATGATGAAGTCACATGGGAGGGACATTAGTTTTCTAATGTAGTTAGTCATGTAAACTTTCTGTGGATTGTAGTCATGACGGTGTTGAGGTACTTCACCTGCCCTACTTTTATTACCAAGACCATAGGACATAACTGCTTCACCAAATGTAGTTGCGCTATCAAGACAGTATGTACCGAACATCTTGTAGTATCCGGTGTGGAAGCGGATGTCTACAGCCTTCATCCACTTAGCAAATGCAGTTGGGTTGAAGGGATCATCGTCTTCGAAAGATGTATCAGCAATGATGTCACCTTTAGCGATTAGGTCTCTTAAACATTTAGTTCCACCAGGATCAAATGAATCTATGTGTACAGGCTTGCGAGCAGTCCTTAGGATGAACGTCTTGCCAGCATTAGTTTCCCCAGTGATCAGTGCGCTGAATCGTTTCTGAAGTGGGTCCTGATTGTAATAGTCTTTTACTTTCTTGAGTTCATCACTTGCTTCATATGCCATTAGTTACCTCCTATTTATATTCTAAGTCTTTCTTAACTCGAGTATCCATGTTTGAAGGATCCCAAAACTTCTCATGAAACCCCAAAGGTGGCTCATAAGCACTCCTCAATGGATTAGGCCAACTTATGCAGTAGTCATGATATGGACATCCTCTGAATGATGTACAACTTGTTGGGTTCATAGGGAAGGACATCATAACTGCATCACTTTCTAAACAATGTGATAGTCGGTCAGTTTCCCTGTCGATTTCATCAAGTAGGTCATTAACTGTCCATAACCAAGCGTTCATTTGATCTGGAGTTTTCCATGCTGGGACTCGACGAAGTGTTACGTGATAGCCAGCAGAACGAGCAGATGAACCACGACTGAGGAATGTAAATCCTGTGCCACAGAACTCAATGCCAAGAACATCATTAATAGGAAACATACAATATAAGCAGTGTGTGTAGGTACCAGCTTGAATTCCGAGGAAGAATTGATCTGCCCAAAAACGGCCTTTGATGTAGTTTTCTGTTGTAGTCTTATGATCCCAGGAAAAAATTTTCCCAGTTTCTTTCTGTCTCATGATAGAATCCATGCGGTAGTGGAGGAACCTATTATCATCCACCGGAACCTTACCAGAGATTTCAGTCATCTTCTGCCCATCAAGTTCGACCACTTCATTTTCTCGTAGATCGGATAGTCTATCCGTTGCAAAGACCATCAAGGCATTGAGGACAGCAGTAGGAGTTTTAGGTGAGTAGAATTCATCTTGTTCAGGTGCATACTGTTTACGATAACAAGTGATGAACTTATCATAAGCACCTTGGACATCTTCATATCCGTTAAGGAGTTGATGTTCACGAGCTCGATGATAACTTTCACCAAACCACAAGTCCTGTGCAGGTATGTCTAAATCCCATCCTAGCATATAACGATAGAAGTACATACGCCTGCATCGGATGAACTCATCGAGTTTGGAACTATCTTTTATGTTCCAGGTTGGATGTTCAGGAATCATCTTCCTTCCTCCATTCCTCAATAGTAACTTTTAGATACTTAAAATCATAGAGTTTCTTATCCAAGTATAAACCACCTACTATGCTGTCTCCTATATGACCAACAACATAGTGGTTATTTTTTGGATTGGAGAAGTTGTCATCCTTCTTAGCTTTTACTGTTCTTTTCATCTTTCATTACCTCCTTGTAGAATTTGTATAGAGACTCAATTCCTTCAGGTTCGATGAATACTTGATCTGTGCATTCTTCTACTAAATGACTGTTAGCCCTTACAGAGAAGCTATAGCCATCATACACAACATATGCACCGTCTCCTAAATATGTAGCTTTTTCTGCCATTTCTTTTACCCCTTTCGTATTAAGTGTTGGTCTAGGAGTTCTTGTGTTAGGCGAAGGATACGCTCATGAAGCTCGGTAATTTGAGTAATTGATAAATGGACTCCTCCATGACTATCTACTGCATAATTACGATCTAATGATTTCTTCCTCCACTTCCTTAACAATCTTTCACTAAGCATTTTAAACACCTCCTTTCATAAGATATGATTACGTTCTATATACCCACCATTTTTATATAGTAATAAATTAAGCTTCCCATGCTTCCTTGCGAATATAGCACAAGCTATGGAATTCATAACATTCAGTGAGCAAGGAACTATATAATCATGCTCTCCAGATTCCTTCATCACATCTGTGAATTGTCTAATCATAGAGTTAGTAGCATATCTATTCATTGGGCCTTCTGATAGAAATACTATCTCACCAAATTCATTAGCTGCACTGAAGTCATGGGAAGATTTATTAACTATGTAAACATTCATATTAGCCCTCACTTTCTATAACTGCAGGCTCCTTATCAGGTGTAGAGTTTTCCATTGATTCTAACATATCAAGGACAGTTGGAGGTGCGGTCGTCTTGATGTCCGCCTTATCCCGTTTATCTCCAGGCTCAATTTCTTTGACAATAGGTGGTGGATTTAGATCGTTTAATTGTTGAACGAACTCGCCCGTTACCTCTGTGTTAAAGGTAGGTATGGATATAGGCGTGAGATCAAGTGGAATGGGCTCTTTTGTACACCTATGCGGTTTAACAAGATTAATCACAGTACCATACTTAGGTAGGGCTTTCAGTATGACTGGTAATTTTGTTCCACATTTAGAACAGTATACAGTTTTCATTATTTATCTCCTATATCATCTAATCCATCATCAAGACCCATCTCTCTATCAGCATCATCTGTGTATGACTCAGTGATGTTCTCGAAAGTATCTTCAGATAGTGAAATATCTTTAATCACAACTTCACACATCTCCCAGGGTTTAGCACTTGGATTAACAGCAGATACAGTACATGACAGTGATACACCTACTTCAAGCATACTTGCTACTTCAGAGCTAAATTTCTTAGGGACGTAACCACAGAAGATTTCACTCCTCATAATGCGTACTGCATTAGGATCATATTTGTTAGCTGGTTCGGGTATTAAGGTTAACGACTCACCTACTTCTATATCTTTGATAATTGTAGGCATGGAGTGGAACTTCACTCCTGCGATGTAAAATTTTCTTTGCATATTTTTCTCCTTTTTTGTCAGTCTATTTTTTACATAAGTTTTTAACTTACTTGTGAATGAGTTAGTCTTTTTCTTTCTCCTTTCAGTCTCTGCTATTAAGTTGTCATAAATAGGTGGAAGAAAGTCATCATATGGAGCATCCATGATATAGTCTATTTCTGACTCAAGTGCCATCTTAGCCATCTCTCCGTTTGGCTCAGGATAGCTAATATAATCTATAATAATCATAGATCTTCTAACTTCTGCACATCTTTTTAATAAGTTAATAGTGTTATCTAAATGACTATCTTCCATATCACAGATTCTTATCTTACTTCCATCTTTTGTTGTCCATAACTTTGTCTGCTTTCTCATTGTCTTATCCTTTCGTTGATAAGTTATTGTTCTAATTTAACAAACACAGGGAAACGTGGTACTTGCTTCCCACTTGTAATATGCTGATATTGAACCTTAGCGTTCATCCCTGGAAGTACTTCCTTAATATCCCATAAGTTATGACGATCCTCCTCGGTGAATCCAGTGCCTACGTTAAAGAAGTTCCCATCACCTGATTTACACACAAGTGCACCGAGAGAATCTTTTGGATTGCCTTCTATAGATATCTCCTCGGTGGTGCCTACTATTTCGTATAGGTCTTCTTTTTTCGGCTTGAATTTCATGACTGCTGTCGACCTCTTACGGACATAAGGTGCCATAAAGTGTCTTACAATAATACCTTCATAATGTAGTTCTATGAGTTTATCATAGGCCCTCATGATATCATCAAGAGTTTCACATATCCAGAATGGAGCCACTTGTATCCAAGGACTGAGCCCCTTCAAATTCTCAATAGTAAGTAGCCGCTTCATCTGTGACTGCTCATTGATTATGTCAAAGCAGTGAAATTGAATCCTTTGGTGATTAGGATGGAGGTTAACAGTGCGTGAGATAATACTTGATAGTTCATCAAAACTCATACCATGACAGTATAGTTCTCCGTCTAACTCAGACTTTATATTGAGGGTATTGAAGATTTCATTAAGATGTGGTACACTGTAGAATATGTTCTCTTCACTTGATAATAGAAGATGTTCATTGCCTTTAGGCCCAGTCTCTATTGAGACTACTCGACATCTGAATCCATCATACTTTGGTTGGACTATGTAAGGAGGGTGCCATTTGGCTAAGCGCTTAGTTTCAAATGGATAGGCTTTCATTATGTTCTTCCATCTTTGATACTCAGGCATCTACATCCTCCATAATTTCAAAGTATTTATCTTGGAGGGATTTCCAAGAGGTGAAATTTAGATTATGTGTATATGCTACATATAATTGATAAGGCTTTATAGATTTGCTAGACCATATAGATATGTCTATTGTTGAGGCATTATTAAACTTCTCTTCTAGATTAGATGCCATATTCTGCATCTGCTTTATGGTAGGAATTGTAGTTCTTTTAACTGCTTTCATCTTCTTATACTCCTTTCGTTATGTTATAGATTGTACAATTTACTGTTAGAAAATGCCCTCCAGTCGATAATGCACTGGAGGGCTTCTGATAATGGAGGTAGAACCTAAATGGAAACTTTACTTTGCAGCTGCTCGTTTCTGAAGCTCTGCCAGCATCTCCTTTTGTTTCTCAGGAGTGGCAGTCTGGAACATAGCCAGGTAGCTCTGTACTGGGTCAATCTTGACACCAGCAGTAGCAACACCCATCTTGGCGGTGGCTAGGCGAGCAGCGATTACTGCAGGTGCTTCACCTCTGCGAAGGCCAGATCGAATGTTTCCCTGGAGTGTTACCTTCCAGTTTGCCAGAGCGTTGGAGAGTAATGCTTCCTCACCAAACATCTCGACAGCCTCTTTAACGGTCTCTGCATAGTTTACGGAGATTGTTGCAGTCGCTTCTTTGATCTTCTTCTCTTCGTTGGCAGGTACTTTGGCATCTACTACGATACTCTTCATAACTTCCTCCTTGTAATGTTTAGATCGTTTATGAATTAAACAATCTGGGTTAATATGTTATGTATATGATACACGAACTACGGGTTTATGTCAATGTAAATCATGGTACAATTTATCACAGACATTATTTAACTTCTATTGTTATAGTTATCTCTTTCGCAATACCTCCTTTCCTTGATATACTCTGTGGAATATAGATGACCATGAAGTCTGCATCACCTTTACTGCCATGCTCATAACGATCACCACCTACAGACCTTGCAGGTTTGGTGAGTTTGAAAGATAGTGTTTTAGACATTGGTTGTTCCTCCTTATTTATTAATCATATTATACATCACCTCAATAATAAAATCAAGCACTATGTAAATTTGCAGGTGTAAAATTATCACCTAACCATATGATAAAGAGTATCACAAGTATTGTGATAACTACTGTAAATATACCCTTTATGATTAAGAACATCATCATGTCAGATGATTCTAATACATCTTTCCAAGAACCTTCTTTAACATCAACAGTTATTTCAGGTTCATAAGTGTGGTGTATGTTAAGTTTGATCTCTTTCATAGCATCACCTTTAGTGCGCCAAATGCCTTTCTATGTTGTTCTTCTGCTACATAGGATCGGAAATGTTTATACCACTCTTTCCCATAAGCTTTTTTAAACCTCTTAATTGTCTTCCTTCTTTGTGTGT